GAGTTGCACTCCAGCCAACTTCCTCCCCAAGAAGGGGATGAGAAGGATGCCTGGAATCAGCTCGATCACCTTGCGCTAGAGATCCAACGATCTGTTGGGTCTCTGCACAAGGCGCTTACTCCGGAGAGGGATGACCGAGTTCCGAACGCCCTGCTGCTCGTAAGAGTAACGGGGCGTCGACGGACCTGGTCGTTCCGTCTTCGTGATGGGTGACGACGTAGGGCTTGTCTGTTCACCTATCGATCCCGGAATCTATTTTCGGGAGTTAAGGAGTACCGTTGTATACGATACACCCCAACCTCGAGTTGGATTCCGCCACTAAGGTGCTGTTGGTCTCACGGATCGACGACGATAAGTTGTCGGTCGGTGCGGCCTTCGCCGGATTGGGCCTGTCCATTGCGGACGTGGCCCACGACGGCATCTTCGTCGAGCTGTTGTTCGCTAACGCGAGCTTCAGCAAGGCGAAGTTGGTGCACAAGTGGATTCGGTTGTACCTGGATGAGGGCTACGACATGATCGGCTCGTCTGAGCCGGTCGTGCGTGGCTACCTCATCTAAGGACCTCCGTCTGGATCTCTTAAGTGAGAAACAGGCAGGTTCCGAATCGCCGAACTGAGTTCGGCGGTCGGAGGAAGTCAGATAAGGTGGCTAAGACGGCACCGGCCGCAAGGGCGGTTGCGGTTCTTATCACCATTCTGAACTTCTCCTACCTAGTTATCCAAGGAGTTGTCGCAGCTAATCACTGCTAGACTCTTGGGGTGACTTCATCGGGCTAGGGATCGCCAATCTCCCTTAGAAAGGAGGTAGCGTGAAAAGCCTGATGTCCCTCTGGTCCTGTATGGCCAATGAATTGGCCATACGATGCTGCACTAGCGCCACCCGCGACATAAAATATGTCGTGGGGCGAGCCGAACACGAGGGGTTATGGTTTTTAGCCGTAACTCAGGCAGACTTTGGAAAGGCTACCCAAAAGTGGCTAGACCAAGGTTTTGTCGTCCCTTCGGACGTCCCGAGTTTCAAAAGAACTCGTGGGCGTCGTAATGGTCTCCCGGCATTTCTGTCGGGTTTCCTTGGACGCGTGTTCGACTCTAGTAGTGGCGTGCTTCTGGATGAACCAGATATCGAGACAATCTATGCTATTCGCCAGTTAACTCTGGTATTTAGCAAGATAGCCTTCTCCGAGACCGCCCGTGAGGGTGGGTCTCGTCAGGATGACGGCCCGTCTGCAAAGACTAAGGTCGTTTCTCCCGAAAGGGAGAAGCTAGCGATGTCTGAGTACATCCAGTGTGAGCACGATGTTAAGCGCTCGGACTCACTCCTGGATGAATCCTTTTTGGAGGATTTCAGGCGTATGTCTGAGA